AGCGCCGCGTTATGACTGCCAAGCCTATCGTATCGGTTTTGGTCGATTACGTTCGCCGCCACGAAATAGACGTGCTGATAGTGGACCCGTTCACAGAGACGTTTGAAGGCGACGAAAACGACAACAGCGAGGTTAAATGGGCAATGCGCGTCTGGCGTGATGAGATTGCCCGGGCAACTGGCTGCGTCGTCTATCTGGTGCACCACACGACCAAATACGCTGCGAACGGTGCGGGCGATGCAAACATTGTACGCGGCGCGGGCGCTATCGTGAACAGCACGCGTATCAGCGCGACCCTTATGCCCATGACGCAAGATGAGTCGGCAGCGATGGGGATCGATGAGGCGGAACGACACCTCTATGTTCGTTATGACGACGCCAAGGCCAACCAGTCGCTTAAATCGGGCCGCGCCCGGTGGTTCCAAAAGCAGACCGTAACGCTGACAAATGGTGACGCCGATCATCCCGCCGATGATGTGGGCGCGCTCATGCCGTGGTCGCCCCCCGGGATGTTGGATGGCGTCTCGTTGCACTCGCTGAACGCTGCCCTTGATCGCATAGACGCGGGCCTTCTGGACGTCCACAGCGCGCCTACAGGCGTTCGCTACACCGCATCAACGCGCGGCGGATCAAAGGAGAGCGGGCGTTGGGCAGGGTTCGTTCTGGTCAATCAACTTGGCATGAAAGAAGCGCAAGCAGGCGCGCTCATCAAGACATGGTTAAAGAGTGGCGTGCTGGTTGAACAGGACTATCAAGACCCCGTTCGGCGTGAAGCGCGCAAGGGTGTTTTTGCCCCTCACAACATGCGCCCGGGAGCGGTTCAATGAGCGCCCCAAATCAAAAATCTTTTGGGGCAGATTTCGTGAAAACGCCTGCCCCAAATAATCCGGAAGCCCTAAGGGGAAAACATTCTGGGCAAAAGCGCCCCAAATGGGCGCGCCTTTTTGCGCAGAATGTGTGCAGTTCCCCTTTTTGGGTGCTTCCGGCAAGCTATGGGAGTTCATCAAAATGAGGACCGCCCTCTATCGTCATTTCAGTTCTGACGAGGCATTGCTCTATGTCGGGATAAGCCTTTCATGGCTGTCTCGCACCAAGGCACATTCACGCAGCGCTGCGTGGTTTGAGCAGATCGCCCGGGTTAGCATCGAGTGGTTTGAAACCAGAGAGGCAGCGCTAGATGCGGAACGGGTGGCGATCAAAAACGAGCGCCCGAAATTCAACGTCATTCACAACCGGGAACCGCCCGCTTCGAAAAAGCGCGTCTGGCTTCCTGCTGTGCCCGATGTGAGCGATGAGGCTTGCCGGTTCATGGGATCAAGTGAGCGTAGACGTCTCCGCAACAGCGGCGATCCCTTACTGCGCATCGTGAAAGGCCCCGATGCGCTGGTAGGACCAGCACTTATTTACCGAGACGATACAATCTCCGTCATGATCGCTCATGGCTCCAAGGGTGGGCAGAGCGAATTGACCGAGGTTGTGCTTGGGGCATATGCGCCTTCCACACCTCCTGCTTGGACAGACGTTTGCTCCACAGTGCTTGTCATTCGTCGGGCCAATGACCTGACAATGGAAGAAGCACAGGGGTTGAGGATTACCGTCATTGATCGGTTGAAGTCTGCTCTTCGGTCGGTTTCATCCTTCAATACCGACTATGCGTTGGCTGAGGCAAATGTAGCGTGGTTCCCAAGTGCGGCATCACGCCGGATATTCAATGAAGTAGCCGCTGACAGAGGTGCAGCATGACCCCCGCGCACATCGCCGAATGGACCGACCCCGACACCCACTACACCGGCCCCGCTTTCGACTGCGCACCGGAACCCCTCGCAGCATTCTGGCAAGACGCCCTGACCCACACCCGAGCCGAGATGCGCACACGTTGGCCGGAGTATCGCGGGAAGGTGCCTGATGGGCTGGCGGGGGTGATTGTGGGCGATGTTGAGGCAAGTGGCGCGTTTAGGGAGGAACTGTGATGAAGGGACGACCACGTAAGGCTGGCTCTGGACGATGGGGGAAGTGATGGGACGCAAGAACCGCAATGCGCGTCAATCGACACACGATCCATTCGTAACAGACGTTCCCACCGGAACCATGCAGGACGCCGTGGTGACCTTTTACGCGCGCTTGAAGGCAGAACTTGCGCTTTGGTTGTCTAGGGGGTAGTTTGGGGTATGACGCTTGGTCGCCCATCAAAATACAAAGAGGCCTATTGCAACGAGGTCATTGCCCATATGAGTGATGGCGCAAGCCTGACTTCATTTGCCGCAGAGATTGGCGTTGATCGTGACACAATCACAGAATGGGCCAAGGTCCACCCAGATTTTTCCGTATCCGTTAAAAAGGGCAAAGCAAAATGCGCTGCTTGGTGGGAAAAACAGGGACGCCTTGGCGCGACTGGGCAGGCGCAGGTTAACCCAACGCTTGTCATCTTTGGGCTGAAAAATATGGCGGGTGACGATTGGCGTGATCGCAAGGACGTTGACCACACTAGCAGTGATGGCAGTATGTCGCCTACCCGTATCGTGATCGAGGCGGCGCATGAAAACCGCAACGATACAACTTCCACCTAAATTAGTTCCGATATTCAGCCCGCCACGCGGTTCGGTGCAATACCGGGCAATGCATGGCGGGCGCGGTTCCGCAAAGTCATACAGCGCGGCATTGATGGCGTCGGTTTGGGGTTATGCCGAACCTTTGCGTGTCCTTTGCACGCGCGATCTGCAAGTTTCAATCAAAGAGAGTTTTCACGCCGAGTTGAAAGCCGCTATCGCCGCCCACCCTTGGCTTGAGGCGCATTACGACGTTGGTGTTGACTATTTGCGCGGCAGGAATGGAACGGAGTTTCTCTTTCGTGGGCTTCGCCACAACGCTGGCGGGATTAAGTCCCTCGCCAAGATAGATCTGACAATTGTTGAGGAAGCCGAAGACGTTGCAGATGATAGCTGGCTTGCCCTAGAAGCTACCGTATTCCGCCAACCTAAGTCTGAGTTGTGGGCGTTGTGGAACCCCCGAAAAGAGGCAAGGCTGGAAAACGGGAAGTGGACAGGCTCCCCAGTTGATGCACGCTTTCGGAAGCAGCCGCCGAAGAATGCCTTAATTGCGCAAGTCAATTGGCAGGATAATCCATTTTTCCCGTCCGGGCTGAATACGTTGCGCCTGCGAGAGCAAGAGCGGCTGGACCCTGCTACCTATGCCCATATTTGGGATGGTGAGTATCTGGAAAATAGCGCGGCTCAAATCTTCAACGGCAAAACGCGCGTTCAGGACTTCACCCCCGGCAAGGATTGGGATGGGCCATATTACGGCGGCGACTTCGGGTTCAGCCAAGACCCGTTGGCTGCTGTCGAGTGCTGGATACATGACGAAAATATCTACATCCGCCGAGAGGCCTACAAAACCGAAGTCGAACAGGACGAAATTAAGGACTTCGTTCTTGAACGCATCCCCGGCTTTGACCGCGAGACGGCTTGGTGGGATAATGCTCGGCCTGAAAGCATCAGCTACATCAAGCGCCACGGTCTGCCCCACTCAAAAGCGTGCGCAAAGTGGCCGGGAAGTGTCGAGGATGGCATAAGCTATCTGCGATCATTTCGCGCAATTGTAATTCACACCGAGTGTGTTAATATGCAGCGGGAAGCCCGGTTGTATAGCTACAAGGTGGATAGGTTGAGCGGCGAAGTCACTTCCGATATTGTGGACGCGCACAACCATGCATGGGATGCAGTGCGTTATGCGTTTGGCCCAATGATCCGCAAGCGCCAAGAGCCGTCCACGAAGAAGCGCAGCGATGTAGTAGGGTTTTACTGATGGCCACGGTTAAGAGCTTTCACCCGTCTATCACAGCGCAACGCCGCGCCGAATGGCAGCTTTGCCGCGACTGCATGGACGGCGAAAACGCTATCAAAGCACGCGGCACCGAATACCTGCCAATGCCTTCGGGCTTTGGGCAAATGTCGGATGGAGGTAAGGCCGCGTATGATGCCTACAAGGGCCGCGCCCAATTCCCTGCTCTGATGGCACCTAGCGTAGGTGCGATGATTGGCATTATACATGGCCGCGAAAACCCCATCGAAATGCCCGATGCAATGGCCTACCTTTGGGAGAATGCGGACGGCAAAGGATTGCCGCTTGAAGCGTTTCACCGTCGCATTACGCGCGAATTGCTTGTTATTGGCGGGTATGCCGTATTGGCAGATGCACCAACGGAGGGAGGTGATCCATATCTAGTAGGCTATCGTCGCGACCTGCTGATCAATTGGGATTACAACTGGTGGGTGCTTGATGAAAGCCGTCATGTCCGCAAGGGTTTTGTCTGGGAGCAACTAGAGGAATACCGCCTGTTAGCCCTAGACGGCCTGACATACGCCCCGTTCCTGTTTACTGGCGATACCGAACAGGGCGAAGAGATTGTCGTTCGTGGGCGTGGCGGGAGCCCGTTGCCGCGTATTCCGTTTGCGGTTGGCAATGCGCAAGACTTGTCCCCGGTTGTGGAAGCCTCACCCCTGATTGGTGTGGCCAATGCGTCCAAAGCTATTTACCAGCTTTCGGCTGACTATCGGCATCAACTCTACATGACGGGGCAGGAAACGCTTGTCGCCATTGAAGGCGAAGCGCCAAGCGTTATTGGTGCGGGCGTCGTTTGGGAAATGCGTGGTAGCGAGGGGAAAACCCCGGACCTGAAATACGTTTCGCCCACTTGCGCCGGGATCGAAGCACATCGCACCGCAATGGATGAACAGCGGGAAGCGGCTGTCATGGCGGGGGCAAGGTTGTTTGAACAGACAGCCCAAGGTGCGGAGAGCGGTGAAGCCAAGCGTCTACGCTATGCCAGCGAGACAGCGACCTTGGTATCCATCGCGCAATCGTCCTGCATGATCCTAGAGCAATCGCTAAAGAACGTGGCGATGATCATGGGTCTGCCTGAGGATGATATCGTAGTCACCGCTCCTACGGACCTGATGGACCGCACCATGACGGCGCAGGACTTCGCGGCATTGTTTGGTGTTTACAAGGAAGGCGGAATGTCTTGGGAGACGTTCCACGAACGCGGGCGGGATGGTGGGATATTCTCGCCGGAACGCGATGCGGAACAGGAGGCGGCGCTATTGGACGCGGCATTGCCAAGCCCTAGCGTTGTGTGATAAACAAGCAACAGGCGCGATGCGTTTGCAACACAAGGAATTAGCCCGATGGGCCTGAAAACCGTTCTCGAAAACACCGATGGCCTCGATGGGGCAGTCGCAGCGCTCTATGTCGAACGTGACGGGAAGTTTGTTCTCGATATCGAAGGCGTAGATGAACACCCCGACGTGACCAGCCTTCGCAATGCTTACGCCCGCACCAAAGAGGATCGGGAAAAGGCAAGGCAGGACGCGACCAAACTGAAGGCGCAGATTGAGGAATTGCAGGCGGGCGCACCGGACACGGCAGCGACACAGGCAAAAATCACTGCGCTAGAAGAACGGCTTGGCGCTCTGCAAGGCGAGGCGGAAACATGGAAGGGCAAATACACGGGCGTCACCCGCGACCAGTCGATACAGGGTGAATTGCAGCGGGCCGGAATTACGGACCCTACGTTTATCAAGGCTTCGATGGCGCTGCTATCAGGTCAAGTGAAACTAGGGGATGATGGCACCGCATACGTGGAGACTTCGATGGGTCCAAAGGTGCTTGGCGATTACGTCAAGACGTGGGCATCAGGCGAAGGCGCTGCATTTGTGACGCCGCCGAAAGGTTCGGGGGCTAACGGTGGGACGGGAACGGCAACAAAGCCAACCGGCGGCAATCTTGGTGGTTCCAAGCAGGAACGCCTTGCCGCTATCAAGTCACGTTTCCCTGACCTTCCATAGGCAGGCAAAGAAAGGTTTGAACCATGTCTCTTTCGCAAATGCAGGTATTCAATGAATACATTATGCCTGCCACCATCGAAACCCTTGGGCAGATGGTTGACAAGTTCAACGCCGCATCGGCGGGCGCAATTCGCCTGACCACTGCGGGATTTGACGGGGACTTTCTTCAGGAAAGTTTCTTCGCGGCAATTCACACCGCGCGCCGTCGCGTTGACCGCTACGCTTCGCAGTCGAGCGCATCAGCAACCGACCTGACGCAGCTCAAGCATTCGTCCGTCAAGGTTGCGGGCGGTTTTGGGCCGATCCGCTTTGAACCTTCGCAGATGACTTGGCTGCAAAAGCCCACCACAGAAGGCATTGAGGTTGCATCGCGCAACTTTGCCGAGGCCCTGCTCCAGGACCAGTTGAACACGGCAATCGCCGCGCTTTCCGCTGCAATCCGCAATCAAGCCGCTGCGGTGAACGATATCAGTGCGGGCACAAATGCGGTTATCACTTACAACACGATCAACGGCGCGCACGCCAAGTTTGGCGACCGTTCCGGCGATATCGTGGCGAACGTGATGACCGGCAGCATGTTCCACAAGTTGATTGACCAGAACCTGACCAATTCCACTCGCCTGTTCCAAGCCGGCGGCGTGACGGTTGTGGACATTCTCAACAAGGCCGTGATCGTGACTGACGCTCCGGCGTTGCTCATTGACGACACGGTTGACAAGGATGTTGTTCTTGGCCTTGTGACCGGCGCGGCAACGGTGTTTGATGGTGGTGACGTTATCAGCAACATCGAAACCAGCAACGGCCAGACCCGCATCGAAACGACCATGCAGGTTGATTACTCGTTCGGCCTTGGGTTGAAGGGGTATGCTTGGGACGAAGCCAACGGCGGGAAGTCCCCCACCGATGCTGAACTTGCGACGGGCAGCAACTGGGATAAGGTTGCCACCGATATCAAGATGACGGCGGGTGTTGCCGCCGTTGGCGACGTAGCTTAAGGAATTGGGGCGGGCTTTCGGGTCCGCCCTTTTTCTGATAGGATGGTTCAATGATAGTTTACGAACCACACCCCGTTAGCCCTGAGCGCAAGGGCCGCTGTGGTCATATACCAAGGATTGCAGGCATTGGCTAGGGCGAGGTGACATAGAACACGCGAACCGGAACGCGCCAATAAACGCCATCGACAAAGCCCGGCGCAACGTCTGTGGATTGACTGACAACCAGATATCCACCAGTCACCGCAAGCCGCAGCCCGATGCTGAACAGTTCAACAATCGACCATGCAATCGTATTGGCTTCGGCGGTGAATTTGTCGCGCTCCGTTACCACGGTTAGCAGGAAAATTCCCTGCATCCGCGAGAATGAGCCATCAATTGTTTCGTTCAGAATGCCGTTGGGCACGTGGCGGAATTCCACGTATGGCACCGCGCCTGAATAGGACTTGTTCGGCCATGCCACGTTAGGCGCGGGCGATAGGGTTAGCAGTTTCTGCCCGATGGCTTGTTCAAGGTCGTTCAGGTTCATTTCACTAGCCCCGCGTTTTTTCGGACAATCTGCGGCCACTGTTGCGCGGCTTTATCGCGCCACAATCCGCCCCCTTGCCCCACGCCAACCATGTAATGCCGTGGCCTAGCATATTCGGCGGTCCACTCAAATCGGGCAACGTCGCCAATCTCTAGACCCGCAATCGTCACCATGAAGTTATCTGCGCCTTCGTTCGATGCGCCTCCCACAATCTGACTGACAAGGCTATTACGCAGCGCGCCGGTATCGACAGGCATGTCGCCACCCTTGGCAACAGGGGTTTGCGCAATGGTCACCACGTCATCAATCGACTGGCGCGCAACGCGGGTCATTTGGTCCACGGTCTTGCCCACGAAAGCGTCAATATCCGCCACGAATGTTTTGTTGCTCATGGGCGTAGCCAATCCACGACAAAGCGCTCTGTGCATCGGCATTGCGCTGTCTGGCTTGCGGGCGCGCCTAGCGAGGTGTCGCCGGGATACATCATGCGCGAACCATCGGGCAGTCGATACGGCTCAGCCATGCCCTGAACCCGGTTGCCGTCCATTATGCGATGGTCCCGGCGCGTTCTTCGATCCATTGAAGCGTCCCAAACGCGCGTTACCCCGTCTGGATTGATAGCACCTTGCGCAATAGCCTGCTCAATCCCTTGCCTGCGTCCAGCACGCAACGCAGTCAGGCTTTCCGTGCGGGCAATCACGTTGCCGCGATATATCAGCGAGCGGTCGGCATAGCGCGCGGTGATGCGGTCAATGTCCACTTGCGACAATGGTTTGTCAGACTTGATCGCCCGCGCAACCAATGCATCGAAACGCTTGTCACGCAGTTCGCGCGTGAAATAGCGGTCTGACAAGTCCGAAAGGTCCGCGCGAACA